ATGAGAGAACTACCATTTACAGTTAACGTAACACAAGAATTAGAAAAGATTGAAATTGAGGATATGCGCGGTGCGCTACTCGGTTCACTTACGGCATACACACAGGCAATTCCACAGATGGCAGCATCTGGTGGAGATGCCTCTGAAGTCGTACGTAAGATTGCTGCGGTTATCAAGGCTCGCCAAAAGGGTCAAGCACTAGAAGACGCAATTGAAGCCACATTCGCTCCGCAGCAACAGGTCCCTCCTGCTGGAGTGCCACAATCGGTTGAGCAAATGTCCCCTGCTCCTGAGGTTGCTCCAGCAGGAGGCGCTCCTTCCACAGGTCCAGCACCTGAGGCAGCACCACAACCAGCACCAGATATTATGAGCATCCTTTCTAGCCTTACCGCATCAGGCGGAGCAAGTGGAAGCGTAAGAACAATCGCACGTAGATAACAGAGACTGGGACAATGACAACAATCGTAGGCGTGCAAAACGTAAATGGTTGCGTCATAGCATCTGATTCACGTGTAGCAGAGGGTGGAAAAGTTTATACACACTCAAAGATGGTAAAAGCAGTAGAACGCGGTAGTTATCTTATTGCGGGTGCTGGGGATTATCGTGCTTTACAAGTTGTACTGCACGGCTGGCAACCACCGCTTGTAAATGCAAAAGCAAAACAAAATCTTTATGAGTTTGTAATTAACAAAGTTGCAACCTCACTTAAAGCAACATTAGTTGAAGCAGGAATTGATTTCAAAAGTTCAGAAAGTTCTGACGATAAATTTGAATTACAACTTCTTATTGCTATTAATGGAACTATACTTGAAATTGACAGTGATTTTGCGGTAGCAATGAATGACACAAATTTTTATGCAATTGGTTCAGGCGGGGATTATGCACTTGGTGCATTACACGCTGGGGCATCTGTATTAGATGCAATGAGAATTGCAGCACTTAACAATAATTCAACATCGGCTCCATTTCATATACTTAAACAAGAGATTCATTAGGAGGAACAATGGCAGGAAATGAGAACAGTGGCGGAATGCGCCCAACTGCTCCGCAGAATAACCCAGCCAATGTTTCTGCTACTGGCGGTAACGGTCAATCAGGACAGCCAAAGCCAGGATACACAGGATTTGCATATGGTCAGAATGGTGCACTAGATGCACAGGCAGGTGCAGCAAAAATGCAACAAGCACCTACTCCTACAGCAGCCCCTGCTCCAGCATCAATGGCTTCTATCCTTGGTGGATTAATGCCACTCGATGCTGAGTCACAAGATTCTCTTCCTATTTCAGATGGCGTTGACACTGGTCGTGGTCGCGGAAGTAGCGCACTACCACCATCAGTTAATGGAGATACACGCATTACTGAAAATATTGATTTAATGAAAAAGTATTTGCCAGACTTGCTTGATGCAGCACGCCTTCCAGGCGCACCTGATTCATACAAGCGTCTTGTTAATTACGTTAAGGCAAGGCTTATTTGATGAAATGGGTAGAAAATAACTTTTTCGACCATTTAGATAAATTTGGCAATTCGCTAGGGTATGACAACTTTGGTGTTGCTGTTTGTCTCTCTATGGTCCCTTGGGAATCACCACAAGACCGTGATGTTTTTATTATGACATTAACTGGAGAGGATGTTAAAGGTGGCGAACCATCAACATTTAATCCAGGAAGTGCGGTGATGTAATGCCATCATTATGGGATGCTTTTCTTGGAACAATTAAAGGCACAGTTGGAGCAGTTCTTGGTAACGTTGCACAATCTGGAGCAGGACTAGGTGCAGCACAGACATTTAAGGGTAATCCAGCGTTAGCAGCACAGGCAGCACTTGGTGCCGAAGCAGCAACTGGTCGTTCACTTGAAAAGGCTGGCATTACTCCTGTAGAAAAGACTGTAGCAAAAGTTGCTGACCCAGTTCTATGGGCTGGTGAGAAGGCTGAGAAGTATGTATTCAGCCCAGTAATTGCTCGTCCGATTTCTACTGCATTTTTACTTACTGACCCAAATAGTGCTTTATACAATACAGATAAAATGGGACAAGGCTTTCAACTATCTGACATTACCGATGCTTATAAGCGAAGTGAAAAAGTTTCTCTTGGTGTAGCAATGACTAAATCAGCAGTTAATCCTTTTGCTGGTATCACTACTCCAATTCTTGCATCAGGTGGTATTGACCTATCAAAAGTTGACCTTTGGAATGACCAAGATGTTAAGAAGAATTTTCAAGATAATGTAACTGGACGATGGGTTACTGGAGCATCTGACTTTATTTTTAAGAATGCAGCCATCTCATTTGCTGGTGGAGTAAGTGTTGGTGCACTTAAGGCTGGCGCTATGCGTGCTGGATTAAGCACATCTATTAAAACTGGCGATATTAATGCTATGCCTGAATGGGAAAAGTTAGCAACTGACCATATTGATTTTGTTAAATCAAATGGAGAAACTGGTGTTCGTTCAAATCTTGGTGAAGATATTCAGAAGATTGCAGAATCTGATGACATAATCTTTATTAAGAACACCACAGAAAAGCATAGTAACAATCCTAAACTTGTATCTTTATTTAAGGATACTAAAGACCCAGAGTTTGTGCGTGATGCACTTCTTGCTGATAAGGGATATGGTCCTGCGATTGAGCGCATTGCTGCTGCTCGTCGTTCAGATGACCTATGGTATTTATCTGATGGTAATGCACAGATTCAAGGTGACTTCATTAAGTCTGGAAAGATTCCAGAGCAGACACCAGAACAACGTGCCCGTTGGATGGCAGCATTTGATGATGCTATTGCCAAAGACCCTAAGAGTCAAGAACTATTTGATACTTTTCTTAAGCAAGTTGAAAACCCAGAGACTGGCATTATGTCAGTTGAGCCAAAGTTCTTTGGTAAAGGTTATAAGCCAGCAGAACCAATCATTGGTAAAGAGGCTTTTACTGCTACACGCAACCGTGCTGCACAACTTAAGGCTGCTGCTATGCAGCGTGACTTCTCTAAGGTTGGCGGGATAAGCCAGACTGTTCTTAGTTCACGAGTCGGTGGACCAGTTACCGTTCTTATGCGTAACCTTGGAACATATATGCCTAAGGGTATTGTTTCATTCTCAGGTCTTCGCCCATCACAGGGTATCGATGAACTAATTTCAGTATTTGATGATGTGCCTGGCTTTACAAAGGGCGATAGTTTAATTACTGTAACTGAACGCGGTGTACAAAAAACCGTATCCCAGTATCGCACAGAGGTACTAGATAGATTTGTTTCTGCTGCAACTGATGGTGATAGGTCACAACTTATCAAGGACTTGAATAAGGAACTTGCACGAGTTGTTGCTTACAATCGTGGCGTATTTGATAATGCTCTTATTGACTCTTTTGTTGATGACTTAATGCAGAATGTTAATTCTGTACACGGACAATTGCGTACACAGGGATTTGCTTATGACCCAACAGGTGCACGAATTGCAGTTAATGCAAAGACTCAGCGTCAACTTGCAAGTGCTGAGGCTATGTTGCCATTTGGTCAATTAGATAGATTACTTAGCCGTGCTGCTCGTCAAGAGAAAACACCTATTGGAAATATCCCAGTAGATGCAACATTGGCAGTATCTAAAGGTGCACGTGCTATATTTGAGGGCGGAAGCAAAGTTTTCTCACTTGCTCAACTATATAAATTTGCATACATACCAAAGAACTCTATTATGGAGCCAATCATTTCTGCGACTATGGCATCAGGTATGGATGTAGTTAAGCCTTTGATGACTAAGGTTACTAGAGGCGTAATTGAAAAGTCAGCAAATGCAATTATGCGTGAGGTTGAAAGAAGCAAGACAATTCTTCCTAGCCGTAAGCGTGAAGTACAGCGTGAGATTCAGGCTCTTAGCAAGCAATATGACAGAGCAATCAATAACCGCGATGAAGTCTTTACTGAGTACCAGAACTTCTTCTCTGATATGCCAGGAGTATCTCCTGCTGCACGTCGTGACTGGGCAGATATTGTTAAGGCTGACCTTCGTGATGCAGAGCGTATCGTTGATGATATTGAATCACGTCTAAATAAGTACACAGTTGATTTTGGTCAGAATAAGCGCATTGATGTGCCTACACTTTATGGTCTACAAAGAAGAATAAAATCCTTAGAGGAAATATCTAAAACAAATGCTAATAAAGAAAAACTATTTCCAAACATTAAAGAATATATAGATGGTGGAATGGGTGGACTTCCAGAAACACGTAGTGTTATTGGATTTGTTAGTTCAAAATACCTAGAAAAAATGCCTGGTAATCCAGTTGATTCAGAATTAGTAAGTTCTTATAGAAAAATTTTTACTTCCAAAAAACTTGAAAATCCACTTATTGTTATATATGACAATGAGACAGGATTTGCTTATCTTGGTGAAGGAAATCATAGACTTCAAGCAGCCGTTGCAGAGAATATTCCTTATCTACCAGTAAGAATCGTTCGCGGTAGTGCGGATGAAATGGAAAATAGAATTAAAATGGGCAAACCTGTTTTGCAGGTTAAAAATAACAAAACCCTTCCATTCACAACTGGTGGACCCAAAGGTCCAGTTGAGTATATGCCATCAGACGTTCACCCAAGTTTTGTGTTTGATAAAAAATTTCTTGTTGAAGAGGATGCTTTTTCACGAACAAACGAAACTGCAAGATATGGTGCAGATATTGCTAACGCTAAGGCTATTATTGGCAAGGCAGTTGGAGATATGAATACTCTGACACCTGAACTTGGTACTTTGAATGATGAGATTGCAAATGCATATACACGCATCTCAGAGACTATGGATAAGTTTGCTCCTAAGTTAAAAGAACAGGCAGACCTTTTATCTATTGCTGAGAATCGCTACGCGAAGAAGCGCATTATGCCAGAGACTGAAAGAGTAGTTCTTAGAAATGGACAAACTCTTGAACTTCCATCTTTCACTAATCAGCAATATCTTGGTGATGCATACTTCAGCGAAATTGCTAACACATCTACTCGTACACTTGAATTTCTTGGTAACAAATCTATTGCAGGTAAAGTTAACCGCGTAACACGCAAGACTCCTGCAAAGACTACTAAGCCAACTGACCCTGGTTACTTTGACGAATTGGTATACATTGCCAATAACCATATGCGTGGAGACATCTTAGTTGATAAGATTCTTGCTGGCGCAGGGCGTGAAGAACTTCTTTCTACTTGGGCTTATACTAAGCAGGGTGCATCTTATGCACGTAATATGGGACAATTCCCTGAAGACATTGTAAAAATTATTGATGAATCAATGTCTTATGTCAATCGCTACCTGCCAACTGCAGAGTCTCGTGCCATTGTGGCAAAGGGCAACGTAAAGGTTACGGATTTACAGCGTGAGTTGGCTGACAAGTTGGACTCAATGGTTCCAATTCAGCCATTAGATGTTCAGTATGCTAACCCAACTACACTGAGCGGTACCATTAACCAGAATGTTGATTACTATACGTCAAAACTTTGGCAACAACTAGGTCGTCCTGAAAATGTTATCCGCGAAGTATGGGGCAATGTCGAGCACCGCAACCGTACAATTACAAAACTTAATTCTTTAATTGATTCAGGTCAGACAGTTGACCTATCTACTGCTTTGTCAGTACGTCAGGCAGCGGCAGTTGAGGTTGTAGATGAAATTACTAATGTTTTCTACACAGTTCCACGTCAGCACCGTGCACTATATATTGCTCGTGCAGTATCTCAGTTCCCTAATGCTTCAGCCAGTGGTATCTACCGCTATGGTCGCTTTGCTGCAAAGGAACCTGTTCGCGTTGCAGGATTCCTGAATAGTTATTATGGACTATATAACTCATTTGGCGTAGACAAATACGGCAATCCAATTGATGACCCAATGAAGGCTGAGTATCTATTAGTCCCAGGTTCAAGAGAACTAGGTCTAAACAAGGGCAAGGGAATTATCCTATCTGCTCGTGCAACTAACTTTATCGCTAACCTTCCAGGTCCATCTTGGTTGGTTCCAATCGCTGTAGGACAACTGCTAAATGCAAAACCAGATTCTCAAAAGGTTATTAAAGACTTGGTTGATGCAACAATTGGCAAGATTCCTAACTATTCATACGATGAACTATTCCCATATGGAGTAGAGACTAACCTTGCAAAGCAAGCAAAGACTACATTTACTCCTGCTTGGGCACGTAACTTACAGACAGCATTTAGTAAATCAGAAACTGACTCTATGTGGATGCAGTCTTATGCATCAGAATCAAACCGTCAGTGGATTCTTTACGAAATGGAACTGGGTCCAAAGCCTACAGAAGATACAGTTCTCAAGGGAACAACAGATATCTTCTTGCGTAAGGC